ATACGCACCGTATGGCCGCGGGACCCGTACGTCTCACCCTTCGGCGTCTCGACAACGCCAACACGGGGGCTACACTCGGCGTCTAAGACGAACCCGCTCCCGTCCCCAGCCACATCCACGGTCACTTGAACCTCGTCGCCCGTCTCAATTGCCTCCCAGTCCGTCAATCGGCTCTGCGCCATCTCTTCGCTCATACTAACCCCTACGACCGCACGGTACTTAATACTTGCGCTACCAAAACCACCGACGTATCACAAAGCCTATGAAAACGTTGCCGGGCGGTTCAGATCAAAATCGCCCGACGGCAAAATGTCAAACAGAAATATTGACGCAAACCCAACTACTCTGCCGCACAGGCCGGCAAATGATCGGGGAGATAGTCGAACTCCCGACCACAGCACGGACACATCGTGCCGTTGGGCGCTTCACGGCTCCCCGAATTAATCAGATCATGCTCGATCTCGTGTTCAACCGCCTTCCACGCCGTAGCCCACTCGTCCCCGACTTGGCCGAACGCCTCGGTCACAGCCCCAATACGTCCCATGTCGGTCAGTATCTCGGGGTTCTCGTCTAAGAACCGTTTCACAACTTCTCGACGGTCCTCGCCCGGTCTCACGTCGATCGGGTCCGGGTCGATCCCGCTGTTCTGCGTGCGAATCCGGTCGATACGAAACGTGCCAACCACGCTGTTGGTATGCCGCGTTTCTGCCATATTAGTCCCTATGGTACGACGGAACTTAACACTTGCGCCGCAGTAAAGCAAAAAGGACTATCCCCAGTCCCGCGGAATACACGTAGCATGAACGGCGTAGACAAATACGAAGACGCATTTGGCAATCCCGAAGTCCGCACCCCAAACAACCTTGCCGACCTCGGGGGCATGTACCCCTACAATCCCGAACGATACCGCTTCTATAGAAACGGCGACAGAGAGCTACTGCTATACGAAATCGCAAACAACGGCGACCTCCAAAGCTACCCCTACCTCAGCGACACGCGCCCAAGCAACGAAGACGTATTCATCCTCCAGCCAGATCCGGGCGACACGCTCACGTTCAAAACCGCCGAACGCTTCCGCTACAGAGTCGGATACGTCCACCAACTCTCCGCGTCACTCGGCCTCTCACAATCCCTCCAAAACCCAAACGATAGGGCTACCCTCGGTCTTGCTACCGGTCCCACGGGGCATGACCTCACTGACGGCTACTTCTTTGAGCAAACCGCGGATCACGACGACAAACAAGGCGACTTCTTTGAACGGCGGAACGGGAACACAATCGGCGAGCGCAAGACCGTCTCACTCAACGCGGCCATTACAGCGTTCAGCCGGATCTATCTTGACTACAACTGGTATAACATCGGTGAGGAAAGTTGGGCCGAATCCTACACCACGTCGAACGACGGCCAACTCAACAGCGACATCGCCCGCACCTCAGTCGAACCGCAAGACGAAAACAGCGGGCCGGGAGGGCGAGGCCCGATTAGTGGGAACGGCCATATCGCCTTTCAGCTAGAAGCGGACCCCGCCACGACCGGGCTTGAGGCGTACGTCGGCTCCTACGGCATGCTTGCTAAAGGCGACGTAGATACCGTCGTCCGCAAACGCGGGATCGGCATCGGCGACTATACCCCGACCCAGACCGGGAGTTGGGAAGCCGTCTGCGCGCTCCGGCGTGATCCATCCAACCCGAACGTCACCGTCGAATTTCCCCAAATCACGAACACACTCGGCACAGGGAAGACGCTCCTGCTCGCCGTCGACCCGACGAACGTCCGAAAGGCCGACGGCAGCCAACTCCAAAATACAGACTTCCGCACACCAGAGGAACGCCATCCAGCAAACACGGTCGTCGAACGAACGGATATAGGCGTCATAGACGAGTGGCCTGACGACACCGGCACGCTCGGCAGCATACATGATACACCGGGTGGCTACCAGCTTCAATTCAGCACGACCAGAGTGGAAGGCCAAGACCTCTCCGAATCAAAGTCGGAAGTCGGCACCAAAGACAAGCACGGGATCCGCGACGGGGACATAGCACTCTTAGTGACGAAACCGTACACCACAGATACACGAACACACTCGGCACCGGAAAAGCACTCCTGCTCGCCGTCGACCCGACAAACCTCCTAAAAGCCGACGGCAGCCAACTCCAAGACGCGGACTTCCGCACACCAGAGGAACGCCACCCCGCAAACACAGTCGTCGAACGAACGGATATAGGCGTCATAGACGAGTGGCCCGACGACACCGGCACGCTCGGCAGCATACACGATACACCGGGCGGCTACCAACTCCAATTCAGCACGACCAGAGTAGAAGGCCAAGACCTCTCCGAATCAAAGTCCGAAGTCGGAACCAAAGAAAAGAACGGCATCCGCGACGGGGACATAGCACTCTTAGTGACGAAACCGTACACCACAGACACCATGAGTTGGGTGCCGTTGACCGAAGAGACGTACTGACCACGGGGACCGAGCGTCAGTCCATCTTCACCAGTTCCTCTTTCTGCGACCGCGAAAAGTTCTTGATTTCCGACTCTCGTCGCATCGCGCTACTGCGATCCGCACATTGTTCGACATACCGCAGTGTAAGCGGATTCCGGTTCTTGGTGTATTTCGCGCCGGCACCGTGCCTATGTTCCGACAGACGACGGGATACATTATTGGTTTGGCCCGTATAGAAGGTCCCGTCCCCGCACTCGATTATGTAAACGTAGCATGGCTCATTGCTCACGGCGCTGTCACCCCCTCGGGCGCTTCAATCGTCGTATCGCCGATTTTCATCTTTGTAGGGGTAACTCTACACCGGCACCCCACGTGACGGGGAGGGATCAACGACGCGTCGTCCTGTAGTTCGCTAATCGTAAACCGCTCACCAGCCAATCCCCGACACTCCGCACAGACACGCGTATCCCCCGCTGTTTGGAAGGCCACTTCACCAGCCGCGTTCGTCCGTACACTATGCGCGTTCTCTCTAAGCGGCTCAGCGGCTTCTGAGCCTTCTACCGCAACCCCAACCTCCGTCACCCCAGCCAAAACGAAAGACGCCATCAGCGCGCTATTGACGGCTCTCGTGACGGCTGTGTTTGCCGTGGCACGATACCGGTTCCGCACAGTAGAGCGGATCATGGAATTGACGCGATCCGCAAATGCGCGCTTTCCCGCACTCTCTTCAATCACGTCGCGGAGACTATTCGTCGCTTGGCTCACCGCATAGCTCACATGATCCGACACGGTGTAATACACCGACTCGTACTCCTGCGCCAACCGCTTTTGATGGTCGCCGTCGGAACGGCGCGTCGCCCCACGGACGATCTCGTCGGCGGCTCCCAGTCGGCGCATATCCGCTCGCGCTTGACGGAGGCCTGCGTCATACGCGGTTGTGATATGCGATCCCGTCCAATGCTGTCCACGACGCACCTGTCGATTAGTCACGGTCCCGCGTATCTGCTCCGTAGCAAGCCCCTCGAAGAAGCGGCGGTAGTCCGACTGTATCCGCTCACTCGCTAATACGTCGCGGTTCATGATCCATTGGCGGTTCTGTCCACGAACGTTCTGCCAACGCGTCCCGAACGCTTGACGGAACCGCTCGCGTTTTCGGATGCTTTTCGTCGGATCGCGTGCGTTTACCGTGTTCATCGGCCCCAGCCTCTACCGTCCGCTACCGCACAGCGACAGAAAACGGTTCCCACCCACACACAGCAAACAATAGAATATATATCTATATTTCAAATGTAGATATACATTTACCCAGTCCGTACCGTAGTCGGCCCACTCGTCAGTACGAATCAGATCGCCCGATCCGTGATAATCACGATTCACCGGCAAAAGTTACCGGGACTTCACGCCCATGACGCTCACAAGACACGCTAAACCCAGCAACCTACCAGATTGACGGAGAAGACGGGGACTAGTAACCACACAAAATCGCCAGACGGCAACATACACACGAACTTATATATCAACCAACCACGCATAGAATACACCAAATCTATATCTATATTTCAAATGAAGATATAGATATACGTCCTTCACGCCGTAGAGTGAGATAGTTCACGCATCGTCGTCCTCCAATAGTAGTTCAAGCCACGCCGACGGGACTTCACTTGGCTCAACCGCCTCCTTCTGTTTCGCCACAATGCCGCCCGCCCCACGCGGTTCCCAGTCCGTCACGCGATACAACTGCTCGGTCAGTGGGGACGCCGCATACCGAACGTTCAACTCGATCTCAGCAACCCGCTCCCCATTGCGCGGATACGAATACTCGTTCAGCGGATCCTCGTGTTCTGTTTCCCAGTCGCGCTCTCGGTACAGCATCGGTCCTAAAGATCCGTCCTCGTCCCAACACAGCAAATGATACGTGATCCCGTTGCCTTCCAACTCGACCGTATCGTAATACTCGTCGCGGTAGCTGTACCGCCGGTTCCGTTCATGAAAACCAGTCACAGTCAACCATATAGAACGCTCGCCGGTGCGGAGCTTGTCCCCTACATCTATCCAGTCGTGAATCCGATGACACGACACTCCAGTCACCGTCTTGTAATTTATGCCGTGTTTACTCATCGGGGTCCACAATATCCGAAAACTCTCGTAGATCGACGTGTTCAGTCTCACCCTCCGGTCCCTCAAGCACAACCCCATGCCAATGCGAATCCACAACGCTCACGTCCTCACCCCCAAACGATACCACCTCTTCCAACGCGTACTTGGCTTCGATCGCTCCGTCTAACGACCCACCAAGCGACATCTCGACCCGCATGTGCGGGGGGTCAATCACCACGTCCATGTCCACCATTAGCTATCCTCCGTCACGGGTTCGGCATCGATCACGCCATCAACGCGGAGTGCCCGCCCGTTCTGTCTAGTAAACCGCACAGTATCACTAAACACATCTTCGACGTGATAGCTACCACACTTACAGAACACGACAGCCTCACCGCGCTCATCATCCCGTTCGTAAGTGATTCGGACCAATTTAGGTCGGCTCCCAGTATCGGTTCGTTGTCCGCGCACTACCCCTACCGCGCAATGACCGGTTACGAGTGTCTCACCCATGACCTATACGGCCCTATGTGGCGGACGATATTAACCCTTTCGGACAAAACAACCAGCAAAAATTACTGGTGAATCGTGATTATCACGGTGTCGCAGCACTTGCCGCATCTCTCAACTCCCGCTCAAATCGAGTCCCCCTCCCAGTCAACGTCATACTCGATCATCCGCTTCGCACGCGCCTGCCGACACGCCATCGCCAATTCAAACGCTCGATCCGTAAAGCACGACACCCGCCGCGTCTCCGCTCCCGTCCGTTTCTGATGTTCCGCCGGATCCACCTCGTCGAACGGGATCGGTTCGGTATGAAGCAACCCCGCAGCCGCAAACAACTTCAAATTCTGATCGTCACGATAATTCATCTTTGCCGAATCCAACTTCCCCTCATGATCAACCAGACACAACTCGATATACAGTAGCGTCTCCTGCTCACTCGGATTTAACGTCTCCGGCGACAACACCCGCTCGCACTCATGCTGAATAATGCCAATCATATTCAGCATCTCACCACACGTCGCACACTTGTATTCGCCGACCGTCTTGATGCCGTCAGTCATCGCTCCCTCCGGCCAAGCGAGCCAGACCCCATCCCACCACGACGCGGCGACCGGCTACTCCCCTGCCCTCGCAGATCCTTAAACTTACACTCCTCACAGACCCACCGATCCTCATACCAGACAATCCCCTTTTCGTCGTCGTCAGCGTCGCTCTTTCGTGGTCCCCGGTATCCGCACCAGTCGCATTGCGATGTATTCGTGTCGTCACTCATCAGACATCACCCAGGACAATAACTGTGCTATCATCGATCTCTCCCTCGTCTGTTGCCACATCTGGCATACAACCCCTACGACACGACGGAAAATAAGCCTTTCGGTCGCGCTACGGTGGCGCAACCGAAGGGTACAGTTCACGCCTCGCCTCGGAAACAAGCCCCCGAACCGCATCGGGATCCCCACCCCACAGACGGGCGATAGACCCGTCGTGTTTCTCCAAAACCAACTCGGCCACACGTCGGTTCGCCCGCTCCCCGTGTCTTGCGACACTAATCGCCGGGCCAAACGCCACCCCACTCGTGTTTTGGACAAACACGGCGTAGTTGTCGTCAGCAACGATAGTAATGCCCATTACGCTGGTTTGTCGTCAATCGGTATGTCCGCGCGATACGCGCTATCTGCTCGCACTACCGCTTCGCCAGCCACAGTCAACGAATAATCGTTCGTCCGCTTATCGCGCGATTCCTTGTTCACATACCCCTTCACAGCCAGTTGGTCAAGATTCGGGTACAGTCGTCCGTGATTGATCTCTGATTCGTATAACTGAAACAACTCGCTCTTCAACGCGGTGCCTTTCGACGGGCCGGTCTTTGCGAGCCGGTAGAGTATTTCCAGCTGAAAGTGGGTCAGTTCCGCACTATCCAGCGCGTCGATCTGCGTATGGCTTCCAGTTGCCATACTATACGGTTAGTTCTATAACCATATAAATCTAAGGTGTACGGCAAAAGACGATAAATGTAACCATAGACGGTTAACGCTACACGCAAACCCTCGGGGATCCTCTCGGCACGCACCCACAGACGGTTACATCCCACCGCTCATGCGCACGGCACCATACCACACAGCGACGACGACAGGCACCGCTACCACGACAGCACCACACAGCAAACCTCCTACACACATACCTCTGTTAGAATATCAAATATATATCTTCATTCCGAATCTATATCTATATTTCGCCAGACGACCCACCGTCAGTCGCCGTCGGCGTCGGGATCTGGTCAAACAAGTTTTCGGTCGTCTCTGACAGCGCGGCTTCTAACTCGTCAATGCTCGCACCGGGGACGTAGAACACGCCATCGTCAAACCGCCGCGTCTGAAACGCGCCATCCAACCCCAACTCCGTCGCCCGCTGCTCCGCCCCCTCCGGCTGCTCGAATAATTCATCAGGGAACGGGAACTCGTCGCTTGTATCCCCGTCTGTCGGCGTGTCCACCGTCTCTTCGACCTCGCTGCCGATCGCCGGTCCCCACCCCACAGCTTGGCGTAACTCGGAAATCGTCCCCAACTGTGACGTATCCCCACCCGGACTAAGCGTCTGTATGGTTTCCGCGATCACCTTCTTGCGTTCCCACTCCTGTAGTGGGGACAACTCGTCGAGCGGCGGCCACTCAATCGTAAAGCCGTCCCCCTCCGGTTCGGGAATTACCCCCGTATCGATAAGCCGCTGAATCAACGGCTCGATAATCACCGGTCCAGCGTAGTTATTCCGTCGTTGCGCGATATACGATTTGTATTGGCTAAAGTCGTCCTCGCTCGCCGTATCCGCCCGATCCTCGCCCGTCAAAATGGACTTCGGAATATCCGTTGCTGCCGCGATACTCTGATAATTTGCGTCCAAATGCGGCATCGGGTTATCCACCGAGTTGTCAATCGGATCGATTTCTGCGGGCGTGCTAAGTATCCGGTCGAAGTTCTGGATGAACTCGTCGATCTCCTGTTTCACGTCATCGCCGTCGTTTTCAAATTCCATAAACCGGCCTTGTGCGTCCTGCGGGGCGCGAACGTGAAGCCCCTGATACCCAGCGCGCCAAAACCCCTCACCACTTGCCGCTTTGACCTTATCGATATTCAGTAGCTCATGGAATACAGGCTTCAACGCGGGGATCCCCTTCAAGTCGTTCTCCAGCGTCCCCTCCGGCACGTGGACAACCCGCGTCCAGTGGACCTTCTGATTCTCGTACTCGCTGTCTTCGTCGGCGTCCTCCGATTCCTGCGTGACCAGTTGGAAGATTTTCGGGAGGCGGAACCGCGGGCTATTCATATCGCTGTTCGTCCGCATATCCGCAACCCGATCCTCGCCAAACACAGCCAAATACATTACATCGTCTAGCCCGTCGAACTCCCCGTCGCTCATACGGTCCGGGACATTTGCTGCGGGGTCCTGTTCATACCGGCTCCGTTCCTCGCCAGATAATGACGCTCGCCCGGTCACGCCAGACACGGCCGTATCCATATCTCGGCCGTCTCGAAAGCCGATCAACAGTATAGAATAGTGACCCAACCGCGCCAACCGATCCAACACGTTCAAACGATGGATCGGCTTCCGCCGCGTATGCTCACCTTCAAAGAACGCAGCCACACTCTGCTCGAAGTCAGACACCGCTTTCGTCTTATCTTTGTGTGCCTCGTCGTGGACTGTCGGCATATCCTGCCACGTATCATTAACCGGCTTATCGATAATCGCTTTGGCTTCCGCTTGTCGCGTATATCGCAAGTAAAACGACTCAAATCCGAACTGCGACTCTTGGGGGTAGTTCACCGCGTCCCACACGGTGGGCTGCTGGTTTCTGTTGAACATCCCGAGCGACACCCGATCATCAAGCGGGCCACCTAAGGGCGTATATGAGCCGTTGAATCGCGGTCGGCCCATATTATCCAACCCGCGGGTGTTCGTTCTCGCACGACCTTGTTTGGTGCCTAAATACGGCGTCTTGTCGGCGGGTGAACTATCGTCGCTACTCATTACCACGCGGTTTAGCAGCCAGCCGGTTACGCCTTGTGGCCTACGGAAATCGCGGGAATCGTCAAAAGTGGGAAGCGCTTACGGCGGGAGCAGCCGGCCACACCCAGTACACGGACTTCCGGCGTACTGGTCGTCGTAGTGGACCGTCCCACAGTTGTCGCACTCGATTCGCGCGCTCATGCCGAGTACCTCGCTCTCTCTCATACTTACCCCTACGCGGGGGGCGCACTTAATACTTTCGCCACATACTGCGGCAAGTGTTGCCGCACTTTCGTGATAATCACGATTTTGCCGCAAATGTTGCCACTACTCGATTGTCGCCAATAAGAGAAACGCAGTAGGCGGGAGCGGCTTAGCGCAACGCGTCGAGCGTGGCGGAACCATCAGCAAAGCTCCACCACTCCCAGCCGTTCCAGCCCAATTCAGGCGCATCGTCGCCACGCACCTCCCTATCGGCCAACTGGGCAGCATGCGTCGGCGATTCCGCTTTCAGCGCCTTTCCACCGCCGACCCGAAACGAACCATCCGGGAACACGACAAGCCGCGCCTGCTGCCCAGCATACGGCCCGCGCTCGTACTCGTGAACGAACACCGGACCGCTCTCGCCAGCATCATAAATCACGTTTTCATCCGCGTTGATACCAAGACGGATCAACGCATGCGGTTCGACCTCACTGCCCGACCGGGACACGCGCATGGCGTTCCAATGAACCTCGTAGTTCACGGGGATCCGATCGGCGAAGTGATCTTCCAACCAGTCGGTCAACTCGGAATACAGCCCGCGTCTCGTCATGACAGCGACCATCGAGTCGGACAACACGCGGATCTCGCCATGTAACGGATCCAGATACGGCTTCGGCAAGATTCCGCGGTCGTCGCCCCCGGTCGGCGGTTGCGCACGATTCTCGGTATCCCGCGCCAACTCCGGCGGGCGCAGTGCGTCTCGAAACCTATCACCGTCGAACGCTGTTGGGTTACTCTGGTCCATAGTTGCGTACTACGACACGCATCAGTAACACGTGCCGAGCAAGACGCCGCGTCTTGCTATAGTAACCCTATGAGTCGAGACTTAATAAACCTTACGGGCCAAAACACCGCCGCTCACGGACAACCTATCCCAGTCCACCCGCGATATACAGTAGCCGCTCACAGGCCACACACGCCGCGCTCAGCGCGTTCAATCCCACGGGATACATCATACCACCTCTGCCACGAAAACGCGCTGTGGAAAACCTACTTAATACTTACGAATCGGGGGTTCCCACATACCCTATGAGCCGGTGACACTTAAATCCTACGGCCGCCATCACCAATTCCGATCCGCTCCCGATCCTCGTTCCCGCACAGTTGGCACTCCAAAATCCGATACGGCTGATTCCCCCCATACTCTTCAGATTCGGAAATCACCTCAATCCGCACATGATGCTGACACGTCGCCCCGCAACTATCACAGTCATGTTCCTCGGTATGATAGCCACCGGGACGATCGTCAACCATCAAAACGACCCCGGTACAGTTTGCCGGCCACCCGGCTCGACCTCCGCCACCGTCACCGCCATAATTGCCGCATCCAGTAGGTCCGGCGACCGCCCTAATCGATTCTCAATCTGCTGTTTCGGACTTGCTTTAAATCGCGTTGTGTCCGTCCCGGCGTGATACGACTCGGTTAGAATAACCGACCGCGACGCAGCTAACAATTCCTCGCGTAGCCGACGGCTCTCGAAGGCACCGCCATCCCGCAAGAACTCGCCCAAAGCCACCAGTCCCTCAGTCCACCGATCCGCGTACTTCGTCTCGTCATTCGCCGTCGAACTCGCGTTAAACCGCCGCGTATTCGGATACCATTGTTGTACCCGATCCGCGCTCTCACTGCCAACCCCCACAACATCGATATACAGCGGACAGTCCCACGTCGATTCGTCCATCAACGACCGCACCCGCTGCTCATTCTTGACGTGATCCCCCAACCGCCAATAATCGAGAATATCTAGAAAACAGCCCTCGACCGATGCCAACGCGTTATAGTCGGCGCTTTCAGCCGCCCCCCGCGCCACGTCCCAGCCCAATCCATCGGGATACTGCGACCGGTGTTTCGGATCCGCACGAAACGCATCTTCGACATTTGCTGGAGAGAACGGGCGTAACTCTTCGGCCTGACTCGGCGGGATAACCCCCAACCGCTGCCGATACCATCGCGTGTCCAAATCCTCCCGCTCATAGCTCTTCATGGCCGCCTCGGCACCGGGCCAGTCCTCATTATTATACCCAACCCAGTCGTTCCGAATCTGCGTCAGCGTGACCATCTCGGGGATAATCTCGTCTTGAACGCTCTCTTTCAGCTTCCGATTCTGCGTCACATCATCAATCACGACCTCGCCCTCCTCGTCGCGCTCATAGGGGTCGTCGTGATTCATGACCGTCCGCACATTGTGACTATCGAACGAACTCGGCTGGATGACCGCCCAGCGATCATCTTCCATCTTATCATACAGCACGTTCGTCTCGTCACGCGGCGGGTTCCCCACGGCTACGAGCTTATCATTAGAATCGGTCAGTAGTGATCCGAGCGATTCAAACATCCCCTCAGACACGCTCCCCTTGTCCGCCTCTTCGACAATCCCTAATGTGTATTTACTGTGGACACCCTCAAGCTCTCCCGAATCGCTAGAACTCGCCGCTTCCCAGAACACCTCCGGCTCGCCATCAATTACAATCCGCGGGGGGCTACTCCGCAAATACCGACCGGGCAAAGGCACGTTCGCGTTCCCATGAAGATTATCCACAGGACGACAGTACGTACGACGCAACTTCTGATACGTCCCGCTCGTCGCTAGTACGGCCGTCGGATAGTTCAGATACAAATACGCCAAACTAAAACACGCCAGCGCGTAGGTCTTGCCGATACCGTTCCCAGATACGACGACTGTCCGTTGGTTATCCTGTATGGTGTAGAGTATCTTTTCTTGTATGTCGGTCAAGACGATACCAAGATAGTCCTCAATCCAGTCAATATACCGGTCCCGTCCGGTGTATTCGTCGAGCGGTTTGACCTTACTCGTGTCAATGCTATACTCGTCTGCCGACATGCTATCCC